CTGACCGCCACCACCTGCGCGAAGCAGGCCAAGACTCTGGCCGGCCACCACGCGCCCGACGCCGTGATCAACCAGTCCATCAGCAACGGCTGGACCGGCCTGTTTCCTGAGAAGGTGTTGCCCGGTGCGCAGCAGCGCGGTACCCGCTCCAACGAACCCGACTTCAACGACTCATCCTGGGCCGAAGGGCTGATGGTGCGCACATGAAATCAGCAAACCAACTGATGGCTGCGATGGCCAACCGTCCGCCAGAACTGCACGGAGGGCCGGTGGTGGTTTCCCTGGAGACTGCCGAGGTGGTCAACGACCTGTTCCGCCGCCTGCGCGGCATCTTCCCGGCCTGGCGCCAGGCATGGCCATCCACCGAGGCCCTGGCCGCTGCCAAGGAGGAGTGGATCAAGGAGTTCGCCTCCGAGGGCATCCGCACGCTCGAGCAAATCGAGTTCGGCATCGAGAGGTGCCGCAGGCTCAAGAAGCCATTCGCGCCGAGCGTGGGCGAGTTCATTGCGATGTGCCAGCCGACGCCTGAGGACTTCGGCATGCCGGCGCCGCCTGCCGCCTGGGTCGAGGCCCTGCTGGGCGTTTACAGCCACGAGGGCGTGAAGATCGCCGCGGTGGCCACCGGCCTGTTCGACCTGCGCGCCGCACAGCAGAACGACAAAGGCCTGCAGGCGCGCTTCGACCGGGCCTACGACATCGTGCTGCGCCGAGCCAAGGAAGGCCAGCCCCTGGACGGGAAGATCGCCATCGGCATCGGCCACGACAGCCAGAAGAGCCTGATCGAGCTGGCCGACGAGTACGCAAGCCAACGCCAGGCCCGCCTGCTGGACCTGCAGCAGATCCCGTCGAGCGCCGCCGCGTGCCGTGCACACCTGCTGGCCAAGTTGAACATCAAGCGCGCCGGGCAGCCGGCCGGGGAGGGGGTGTGACTATCGACAAGAAAAAACTGCAGCCATTGCTGTGGTCGGTCGTTGCTTCTTGGCGGGCGGGTGACGCTGGGCTGCAGCGCCACACCGATGCCCTGGACGCATTCCTCGGCGAGAAGACCGTGGAGGAGGTGGCGCTGGAGCTGCTGGCGGAGAGCGACCAGTTTACGACCCAAGCGCGCGCCGCGGGTAGCCAGTTGCAGGAGGTGGCGGCATGACCGAGAAGATCAGCGTCAACAGCCAGGCCAAGCTGTCCGAGGCCATCACCATGATGACCCGGCTGTTCCGCGACAAGAAGTTCGTCGTGGTCAGCATGCGCCCGGGCAAGGACCGCACACTGGATCAAAACGCACTGTGGTTCGCGATGTACGAGCGCATCGCCAAGAGCACCGAGATGGGCGACGTGGAAGAGGTGCGCCGCTACTGCAAGCTTCACCACGGGGTGCCGATCATGCGCGCCTCCTGCGAGGAGTTCCGCGACGGCTACAACATGGCGCTGCTCAACCTGCCCTACGAGATCAAGCTGCGCTGGATGGGGCCGTGCGCCATGTTCGGGCCGGATGGCTTCCCTGTGACCCGCCTGTTCGACCGCGTCCAGGGCTGTCAGTACACCGACCGGATCGTCGAGGAGTTTGCCGCCCGCGGCGTGCACTTCGCTGACCTACTGGGGGAGGCCGCTGCGTGAGGACAGCTCTCAAGGAAGTGAAGCAGAAGACCTGCAAGGCCTGCGGTGCGAAGTTCCGGCCATCGCTGTCGACACAGAAAGCCTGCGGCGTGCAGTGCGCACTGGAGCTGGCGAAGAAGCCAGAGAACCAGGCAGTGGCTCGGAAGGCGATCGCCCAGTGTGAGCGCCGCGAGATCCAGGTGCGCAAGCAGAAGCTCAAGAGTCGGGCCGACTATGTGCGTGAAGCCCAGGCTGTGTTCAACCAATGGGTGCGCCTGCGCGATGAAGCCCAGCCGTGCATCAGCTGCGGCCGGCACCACCAGGGCAAGTACGACGCCGGGCACTACCGCACCGTTGGTGGAAACCCGGAGCTTCGGTTCGAACCGCTCAACTGTCACAAGCAGTGCGTGCCCTGCAACCAGCACAAGTCGGGCGACATCGTGAACTACCGGATCAACCTCGTGCAGCGCATCGGCGCCGAGCAGGTTGCGTGGCTGGAAGGCCCTCATAAGCCCCAGCGCTACACCATCGACGAGCTCAAGGCCCTGAAGGCCGATTACCGCGACAAGATCAAGCAGCTGAAGGAGAAGGCGGCATGAACTGGACAACAATCGACAGCGCCCAACTGCTGGCTCTGGGCATCTTCGTCATCGCTGGCTACTGCATCGTGCGCGGCATGGTGGTCAAGGCGCGGCGCAAGCGCGAGGAGGGCGGTCCATGCAACTGAACAGCGCACGGCAGTCCTGGCACGACTGCCTGTACATCCCGTGGGACAGCCAAGGCGTATTCATCGAGCAGCTGGGCCTGCTGGGCACCATGGTTCAGACCACGGAGAAACAACGGAAAGCGAGTCATGCTGTGCACCAGGCTTTGGCCGGCGGTGTGCAGGCGGCAATCTTCAAGCTTCCTGGCAGTCTCAGAGCCTTTGGCAACTTCATGTACGCCCCAGCCTGCCGAGACGATGACCGCGAGGTGGCCGAGGAGGTGATCTTCAGTATGGCCATGACCAGGTCCGCTCGGATGACGGCGGCGAAGCGCGAGCGCTGCGAGTACGTGGCCAAGGGTGTGATGTTCCGGTACCGCCGCATGCACCAAGGCGGCCAGTCTTCGGCACAAGACCCGTTCGCCAGCCCGGAGTGGTTCAAGCGCTGGATTGACGACGTGTACGGCGTGACTCTGCCGTCCTGCGCCTGGGCCCGCGACTGGGAGCCGTTCGTGCAGATCTGCTTCGAGGTTTGCGAGGACATCGACAAGCGCGCTCTGTCGCCGGTTGCTGCCGCAATCTACGAGATGAAGGAGGCCGCTTGAGGGCCTATTGCGTTCCCGCACGCGTGATGGCACTATTTGTCCATTGTTAGAGTTTTGCCTTCGGCAAGCTCATCCAGAAACCGGCCTTGGCGCCGGTTTTTTTGTGCCCGCAGAAACGCGAAAGCCCCGAACTAATCGGGGCTTTGTCATTTGTGCGGCGAGAAAAAAAGAGAGGGCGACTCCAGCGGGTGCTGTAACACCCAAGGGAGACGCCAGATCGCAGATTATGCCTGCAAGCCAGCCAAGGCCCTCACTGCTCGCGCGAGCGGGGCGGAGCCTAGCAGAAAAACTTAAGGCTTTGCAGATGCTTAGAGACATTCGTTGCGGAAAATGCAAACGACTCCTTGCCCGAGCGGCAGGGGTTACCCAGCTCCAGATCAAATGCTCCCGATGCGGGACTCTCAATCAAGTCCAGGCAGAGAGCCTTGATCAAGTGCTGGCAACGAAGGACGCGAAGGAATTACGCGCTTAGTTGCGCGGTGGTTCAGGAATACCCAGAGAGCCTTGAGCTTCGAACATGTCGTGGAATGACGGCAATGAGCGACCTGATCGCCTTGACTAAATTCAGATCAAGGTAAAAGTATGGCTATTACGACTAAAGCAATCAAAAGTTCTGATGAAAATATTTGCGGGGCAGAATTTTCGGTTGTCGGAAGTGGTTCAGGGGTTGGGGTCGCTTATCAAAACCTGACTTTCAATGCTTTCAATAGCGAAGATTATACAAGCACTGTAATGGGCGTGCTTGGGTTGGTGAAGAATTCTGCTTCTGCAACTATTCAGGTTGACTCGAAGATTTCTGTGAGCTTTAACTTGGTCGAGCTTGAAGATAGCGCTCCAGTGATTCAGGATCCAAATTCCCAAGAGCCTGCCATTCCGCATAGAAATGCACAAGTTGCAGTGGTCGTTCTGTATGGCAGTGAAGTAATGTTCACAAAGTCATACATGCTCGAGGAGCGGGATGAGAGCGGTAACTGGGTCAATACCTCGGAGAGTGGGGTTTATGTTGGCGGAGGCTTCTCCATCAGCATGCCTACTCAAATGGGGGCGCCATACAAGGCCACTTTCCAGCGTACTGATTTGCATGCCGTACAAATCCGCATCAACGCGTCTACCAGTGCAATCACTGCAACGGCTAAGGTGACATTCCCTTTAGAAGACAAGGCCAGCGGATTCACCACTCGAGAGATTGAGTCTATTCAAGAGACCTTACGGACTTATGAAAAGGAAAAGGATTTTTTCTATCTGGACTCTGAAGGCAATGTCACCACCGGTGTGGGGTTCATGCTACCAAATGAGAATGCTGCTGTATCTCTTCCGCTTCTAGACTTTGATGATAATCCAGCAACTGAAATGCAGAAGCGGCAAGAGTGGCGTACAATTCATGGCCTGCCAACCGGCTATGTCGCGGATTGGTATGAGGATTATACTAATCTCTACATGTCGGAAGCTGCAATCAATGATAGGTTGAGTTCTGAAATTGCTGCTGTCTACCCTCAGGCGCTTGGGTTCTTTGAAGACTTTGGTGACTACCCGTCCGCTGCCCGAGTTGCACTGCAAGATATCATTTATAATGTTGGTGTCGGTAACTTCCGGCAGTTCGTTCGACTTCAAGCTGCTGTGCGACGTCGCGATTGGGCTGCGGCGGCGGCTGAGTCTCATCGCGCTGGAATTGACGAGGCGCGAAATAATAAAGTGAGGGACCTATTCCTTAGCGCAGCAGGTTCGGGAGACTTCTAACTCAATAATTTAGTTGGAAGAAGAGGCATGCCCGTGTGGATCAGCGGGCATGTTTTTACGAGATTGCCGATTGCATTCTCAACGAAGCAGATTGGAGATTTTAATGGACCCCACCGACCTCGGCCCAGGCACAGCCACCTGGCTGGGCGGAACGGGCACCGTATTGCTGGGAGGCTTTCTGTGGCTGCGCAAGTGGCTGTCTCGGGATGCCGCTGACAGGGCAATGGATACAGCTGACATCGGCGTGGTCCGGCGCCTGAATGAGCTGCTTGATATCGAGCGCGAGGCCCGGAAAGAAGCCGAGGCCCGCGCTGACCAATTCGCCAAGGAGCGGAACGACCTCGTGGCGACAGTTGGGCGCCTGGAGGGCAAGATAGAAGCCCTGACCAGTCAGGTCGGCCAGCTCAACGAACGCGTAGCCGCGCAAAGCGATGAGCTCGCCCGCCTGCGCGGAAAGCTGGGAGGTGCTTCCTGATGGACAGATGCGCACTTGAATTCATCGCCCGCCGCTGGTGGCGGCGGGCAGAGGTCTGGGTCATCGCCGCCCTGCTGGTTGCTGGTGGCGCGGTACTGGGTTGGCAATCAGCGTTCTGGTCTATGGCCAGCACCCAGGCCAACCAAGTGGCGGAGATCCGCGCCGCCTACGATGCCGCCATGGCTGAGCGTGACAAGCGCCTGGATGAGCTGACCAGCAAGGCAGAGAGCGCCGCGACCAAGGCGTCGAAGGCAGCGACCACCGCTACCCAGGCTGCCGACAAAGCTGATGAGGCCCTGAATAGGGCGCTGCCCTAGTCAGGCAGGTGCTATCAGACTGGGCCGCTGTAGCAAGCTCTTAGCGAAATCTGGTACTGCTGCATCAGTTCTTGGAGCGTACCCAGGTTCGAAGAGGGTGTGCCGCCTGATGCAATTTCAATTGAGATTTTTAAATCGTCTACTTTGTTTCTGAGCGGCGTGCATCGGTCCGCTTGGATACGCTGCAGGCTGGACTGTGTAGACTGAAGCACGGCTTGCTGCTTCTCATACGCTTGCTGCCACTCTTTGAGTCGCCCCAGAAGCTCTTTGTTGGCGTCGCGGTATTCTTGATTTCGCTCTTGCAGCGAAGAGATCGCAGTCTCTTGCTGACCATATTTCACTCCCACTGTGACCGCCGATCCTAGTGCGGTGCAAAGGGCTGAAATTAGACTTACGGTAATCCAACTAGGTCTTGAGCTGGGCGCGGTTACAGCTACGGTGCTCATAATTATCCTTGTTCCATTTACTGAATTCCTGCGATGTGCCGCAGGTGAGTGCGGCACGAGCGGATCACTCTGCTGCACGCATCCGCTGCGCCACACCTTGCAGATAGGTGATTAACTGTTCGACTTGGGCAGATGTAGTGGCGATCGGATATTCGCCGAGAACGGCCCTGAGGATGTCGTGATGGTCGACCCAAAACAGATCACCATCGATGTAAGAGGCGTACTCGGTATTGCTTATGCCGCGCATCGTTGGGATGTCGATAGCGTTGGCGCCGTATTCAATCGTCACGTCTAGTTTCATGTTTCACCTTGCGAGCGAGTAGGGGGAGAACACCAATATCGGCAAATAGCCATCATTTCAAGGGCTAGGTGAAGCATGAGCAGACCAAAGCCGCCGGCTGATCTGCTCGAATCCTTGTGGATCACGCTGCGGCCGGCCACCGGTGTGTGGGACTGGGTGCAGAGCGAGATCATCGCTGACACCGGCAGCATCCATAACCCAGAGCATGCCCACTTGATGGATGCAAACATCGGCGTGCTTTGGGCATCGACCGGGTTCGCCAAGCAGGGAAGAGTGGTTCTCGGCCAGGCCGAGCAGCTGATGTTCCGCGCTGGCGGATGGCAGAAGGCCCGGCAAGAGCAGCAGATGCGCCAGTGGTTCGGTGAGGAACCAACCTACCTCATCACCTTGGCTGCCGACTACTGCGCCCAGTGCACCGACGCCGAGTTCTGCGCCCTGATTGAACACGAGCTCTACCACATCGCCCAGGCGACAGATGAGTATGGCGCCCCCAAGTTCACCCAGGACGGGCTGCCCAAGCTCTACCTGCGCGGCCATGACGTCGAAGAGTTCGTCGGCGTGGTCAGGCGCTACGGTGCCAGCGACGACGTACAGCAGCTGATCGACGCTGCAAGCCGGCCGCCTGAGGTGGCCAAGATCAACATTTCGAGGGCCTGCGGAACCTGTCTGCTCAAGTTGGCCTGATGTGAGACAGGCATGAGACGGAACCCAATCTATGGCAGCCCTGAAAAGCGATGTGAAGGCCTTCATCGTTCAGGCCTTGGCGTGCTTCGACACGCCAACCCAGGTCTCACAGGCCGTCAAGCAAGAATTCGACATCGATGTCACTCGCCAGCAGGTGGAGCAGCACGACCCAACCAAGCGTGCTGGCGCCAACCTGGCAGCCAAGTGGCGAACCCTGTTCGAGGACACCCGCAAGCGCTTCCGCGAGGAGACAGCGGAGATCCCCATCGCCAACCGGGCCTTCCGGCTGCGCGGTCTTGGGCGAATGGCTGAGAAGGCCGAGAACATGCGCAACCTCGCGTTGACTGCCCAGCTGTACGAGCAGGCGGCCAAGGAGTGCGGCGACATGTACGTCAATCGCAAGCTCGAACCCGACAAGCCCCTGGGCTCCCAGGCGGACCAGCAGCACGCCGTTGCTGAGTACAAGCTGGAGCCAGACGAAGGTGTCCCGACTACCCCGTACCTATGACCCGCCGGTGAAGCTGACGCCGAAGCAGGCGAACATCTACGTGTGGGGCTTCCAGCCTGAGGCGCGCTTCCGTGATGCGGTGTGCGGGCGTCGGTTCGGCAAGACCTTCCTCGGCAAGGCTGAGATGCGGCGCGCGGCGCGGCTGGCTGCAGAGTGGGGCGTGAGCGTCG